AATATCATCTGTTGTTAAATTAGTCTGACGAATTTTCTTAAGATCCAATTCCGTCATACGACTACGCATCAGTTTTGGGAGATCTGCTAAATTATCAACTATAGAAGAAACCAGCTCAGAGTAGAATATCGCCAGGCGCTCGTATGCATCCGGATTCGATGCATACGTACCATACACGTGTCCCACCACACTAAGCAGCACATCTATCTGGTCTCTACTTTTAGTCTCTCTGCCATGCACTGCTCGAATCATGTACTCTCTAGTTTCTCGGAAAGGCAAACACCAAGGCTGGTCCTTCTTTATACTAGGATTCAGTACAAATTGGTGACGTAGAAACGTTGCCCCCATCTTCCGAACAAATCCATCCGGTGTAGTCGTAGAACAGAACGGAATACCATCTTTCAAATCTCGGATAGTGACATCAAAGTGTTTCTTCATAAAGTCAGCAAAGGCCTGACCTCCGAAATACTGCGCACTTACTCCTTCTCCTTTATTATACAAATGATCGTCCCCATAGACAATTAATCTAATGTATAAAAAGAAATGAGACTCTAATTCTTCTTGCACCTCTATCGGAGCCTGATTTATTTGCCAAACACAGAACAAACAAAAATACAGTGCCATAATCCAAGAATCCATATGACTCGTATTGAAAGCCCCCGAAGGGACTCCTCCTGTTACTATTCCCCAAACATCTCCAAACAACTGAGTAACTCTAGTAATCATATTCTTTAAGAGAAATTTAAGAACTTCCTCTATCATCTGAGCGTCTGGATCAGTCTGATCATAGTGCATTGTCATTGTCGAAAAATACAAATTGACAAATGCCTCTCGTACAGTTTGGTCATACAACTTCGCATCTCCTTCTACTATTGTCGGTCTCCAACAGGTTTTGATATCTATTCCTAACATTCTTGCTAACGTCTGAGCTCCACCATGGGACCATCGATGCCCAACTCGAATCACCTTTCCTCGTTCTTTCAAATGCCTTAGGAGAGAACACATTCTTTCCAAGTGGATATATATTCCAGTAGGAATATTAAACACTCGTAACTTATTCGTAAAAGATTCCCATTGCTCGTCACTCCATTGCTTCTCAAAGGAAAAGAAATTTTCTGTCTTTGGAGGCACTGACCAATAAACCGCCGGTGCCTTCCCAGTACGCAAATATTTAATTATAGCAATCAAATCCTGCTCAAAAGTATCAATCTTCTTTCCCTTATTAGAAACCCGTATTGGCTCATCAAGTCCTTCAGTTATATTATAAGTGGCACCCTCTGTAGTTCCATTAGCTGCACCCAAATACATACCTTCTAAGGACTTAAACGAGAATTTTGCTCTTTCTTTTGTGGAGAGCTTTACCCCCATCATTCGGTACATATTATCCAATGCTTCTTCTAAAAATTTAAGCGGCTCTCGTGGTCGATCGGCTATCTTTGGTCGTGCCATAGACAACACTGCTTTTGCAAACTTATGGTCACTCCATATTCCTGACATCGCTGCTACTACGTGCGGTCGACCATTT